TATTTTCGACTGGCTCTAGTTCCGCTACGCCAATCATTGTTATAGGTGAAACTTCTGTTTTGTAGAATCCAAACACCACCTTCTAGCATATCCGGGCCATCCATCATTTTTGCTTTTTCTGATACACCTAGCATTTGGCTTTCCATTCTTTGCATATTGGGGTTTTTCTTTTCTTTTTCATTGAAAATTAAATTGCCTAATCTGTTGAGAGGCTCTAGTGTACCTTCGATTCTAAAATATTTTTCTGCCTTTCTTCTTGTATCGGGTGTTATAGGTAGAGCTTTGCCTGTATCATTAGCTTTTTGCCTAATCAATGGGTAAAGAACCTGTTCGTAGAATGGATCCTGAAGCGAGTTATTTTCTACATATACTTTGCAAACATCTACACCTTCAGAAACTACATATTGATAAGCTTCAAAGAGACAATCAATAAATTTTGAATTTCCCATAGTGTCGAGCCATACCCTGTACACATAATATTTTAGGCCTTTTTTACCAATCACAATTACACCTTTTGTTGATGCTTTGCCTTTGTCTTTGTTAGATGTGGCAGGGTCTGAATAAATAACTACAGAATCACAGTCTTTAAGTTTTGGAACTTTGTCGTAATAAATTTCTTTGAATACAGTTCCTTCGATAACTGGGTTATTAAAGTATTCTTGTTGTGCCGAATTGTAAGAAATTTGAGAAAGAACTCTATCTATATGCTCTTCAGAATTTTTTTGTGGCCAACTAGATTTTCCGTTTTTATCTCTAATGTTGATGATGTCGTGTTTATCCGCTTTTTTTGCCAATTCTGTTACTGTACAAAAAGGAGCAATGATGTTTCCACAAACTAAAAAAAGCAATGGTGATGATATAGAACGTGTAGGAATTAATGCTTTTTCTACCCATTTTATTCCCTCTGTTACTCTGTCAGGGTTTCGGCATTCTTCATCAGTATCAAAGTCATCTAATAGTAAAATATCAACTCTGAAATCTTCATTTCTTGTACCTCTGGGAGATTGTCCTTTACCTAACGCTCTAAAACTTACCCCATATTTAGTAACAAATTCGTGACTTTCCCATTTTCCTATTTTAGATTGAAAACCATAATCATTAATGATTCGATCATTACTTTCTAATTCAATTTTATACGGTAAAAGAAGTCTTTGAGCATTATCAAATGAGTTGGATACCAGTACTACATTTTTCTTTTTACCAGTCAATGTCAGAAATAAAACTTCCATCATTGTTCTGGTAGATTTTGCTAGCTCACGGCTCCAGCTTCTTACTTCATACCATTCTGGATTAGATAGAATTCTTTTGGTAGAAGCAATGTGAAAAGGTGCGGGTTCGCTTTTATAATATTTTGGAAAATAATATTTAAACCATTCCTCATAATTAGCTTCTAAACGTTTTTTTCTTTTTTCTTTTTCGGATGGCGTTTCTGAAAAATCAACAGGTGAACCCTTCAAATGATTGTCTTTGAAGCTTTGCCATTCTGCGAGCCATTGTCTATCTGTCTTCTTTTTTGCCATCCTACTTCATTTTGAAATTAATAAACTCATCAATTACTTTGGTGAAAGTTTTAGAAAGTTCATAATCGGTTTGGGATACATATTTTACCAATTCTCTACCCATTTGAACTAATTCTCCTACACCAGCTTCAGTTTCTAAATTTTTTATAGTTGTAGAAAGTTTTATGAGAATATCAGTTTCTTTAGATGTGGCATACTTACTTTCTCTCTCGGCAATTTCATTGTTTAGTACTTCCATTTGGTTGTACATTAGAGCAATCTGAGAAGTTTTTGTAGTTAAAAGAGATTTTCTTAATGAACCCCAATTATGCTTCTGTATCCAGTCTCCAATTGTTTTTTCCGTAACGCCTACCTTTTCTGCAATTTCTTTTTGCGTAATAGAATTGTCACTTATAAATAAGTGTTTTGCGATGTCTTGTAATCTTGCTAATTCCTCTCTTTTTAGGCGTGCCATTTTATCTATTTTATGAACAAAATTCCTTTGAAACACTCCTATAAAAAAGAGATTGCACGGCAGTCTTACAGCATTGTAAACAGCTCCGACAAACCAATCCGAACATCTGACAACTAATTTTTTAAGGTAAAAAAGGCTTGCAATTTTGCTGAAAATAATTGCAGAAAATGCCTAAAAAAATATTCACATTTAATGACGAAAGGGTAAAAAATTCTTACGGTTTTTACATAGAAACTGCTGGGATTTCTTTAGCACGATTCAATCAAAATCCTATTTGCCTTAATAGTCATTGGAACTGGACAACTGAGGTTCTAGGAACCTGGGAAGACTTAAAGATTGTAGATGGAAAATTACAAGGCTCGCCAGTCTTTAACACAGAGAATAATAAAGAAGTTGTAAGGCAAGTAAACGAAGGTGTAATAAAAGCCTGTTCTATGGGAATTCTTTTTGATGAAGCAGATTTTGTCAAAAATGAGAATGGCGAATTGGTACTTAAGAAATGTGAATTAATGGAAGTTTCTATAGTAGCAGTTCCTTCTAATGCAAATTCAGTAGCACTTTACCATAGTAATGGAATTCAGATGACAGAAAAAGAAATTAAAAATTTAACTCTTTCTCTAGGCGCTGCTACACCACCAAATCCCGAAAATTTTAATCAAGATAATAATTCAACAATGAAAAAAATTCAATTGTCCGTATTGGCATTTGTTGCCCTTGGATTTGCTAAAACTACTAAAGAAGTAGATGAAGCAGAATTAGACGAAGCAGTTTTAGGCTTGAAGGCTAAAATTGATGAAAACGAACTAGAGCTAAAAAAAGTAAAAGCAGACTTGCAAGCATATAAAGATGCTGAAAAATTGGCTTTAGAAGGTAATATTACTTTAGCTGTAGATACTGCAGTAAAAGAAGGTAGAATTACTGCTGATTTAGCACAAACTTACAAAGATTTAGGTGCTCAAAATTTTGAGTTAATGACTAAAACTTTAGAAAGTTTCCCTAAAAAAGTTGACTTAAAAGCAGGAGTTACTACACCGTCAGGAACAACAGAACCAATGACTGAAGAAAACTTCCAGAAACTTTCTACCGAGGCTCAATTAGCTTGGAAAGAAGCAAACCCAGAAGAGTACAAAAAACTTTTTTCATAACCCTTTAAAAACATTTTAAAATGCCAGCAAATTTTCCAGAAATATGGTTAAAGCGAGTAATTCGCAATATTGACAAAAATACAGCTGCTACATTCTTGGATGGTATTCCAGAATTAGATGCAGACGTAACTGTAATCAACGAAGGTGATGTAACCGAAAAAAATAAAATCTATGTAGCTACTACAGATTTTGATGTAGATGTTTTAATTAATAACACTACTTATCCAATCGCAGCTCAAGTTTATACAGATGGAACTGTAGAAATTACATTAGATAAATATCAAACTAAAGTTGTACCTGTTAAAGATGATGATGTGAAAGGTGCCTCTTATGATAAAATTGATAGTGTGACTAAATCTCATAGCAATTCTATTGCTAAAGGTAAGTACAAAAAAGCAATTCACTCATTAGCGCCTGTAGATGCTACCAACGCAAAAATGCCAGTTTTAGTTGCAACCGGTGGAACTGATAATTTAACAGATTCTACAGGAAGACCAAGATTGACTTATGAAGATTTGGTAGAATTCAAGTCTATGTGTGATAATGCAGGTGTAGCAGATGAAGTAAGAAGATTAGTTCTTTGCGAAAATCACTGGAACGATTTATTACTAGACAGAAAAAACTTCGGTAATCAATTAGTTGATTATGTGAAAGGAAAACCAAACCCAATGATTGCAGGCTTCGAGCTTCATAAGTACGGAGGTAATCCATACTATACTGTTGCTACCAAAGTGAAGAAAGCTTATGGTTCTGTACCAGGTGCAGGAGACAGACAGGCATCTGTATTATTTGTAACTACCAATGTGGCAAAGAAAACAGGAACTACTAAGCAATATTTTGCTAAAGCCGAAAACGATCCAGAAAACCAAACTAACAGAATGAACTATCGTCATTATTTTGT